TCCAAGTACTTCTACACGAATTCAACAACGGTAGAAGTGTGGGCATGAGCCACAATCTAGAATTTGTGCGGAGGGGGATGGCTTCGTTGGAAGAGGCGGGCAAAAATAACTCCCATGTGCGTCCCGTGTTCTCAAAGGGTAAGGGAGGGGGAAAGATGTGGACAATCGACCTAGCGAAAAGTTTTGACATATCTGAAGCCTCTGCCTAAGGAAGAGGTATGGCAGGCCCTGATGATATCAACTATCTTGATGAGTTCGCAGATCTTGAACGGGTAGAAACGCGCATCCAGCTTATACGAGAAGATTACCGCACTCTAACCAACAGAATCGACCACTACTCTTCAGAGCGCAGTCGGCTGGAAGCTGAGCTTCGATCTCTTAAAGGACTGGCTTCTAGGATCAAAGCGATGAGGGAGGACGAAGACATTTGATCGGTAGGTGGTATCCGCTTACTTTGTAGGTAAACCCCTCACCATCTTTTTCTCCTCGTTTCTTATACTCCCCCTGCTTTAACAGGCTCTTCGTGGGCATCCACCCCAGCAGCCAAGCGCGGCTAAGATCTTTGCGTACCCGCACAAAATAATAATAATCGGCTGAAGGGTCCCGGCTTTGGGGGCAATTAACTGACGCTGTGAAGTGGGGCTTCGGGCGACTGCTACAGCTTTTAGACTTTATATCTATCTTCTTACCACCAAGAGAATAGTCGTGGGTAAAACTTCGCCCCCCGACATACCTAGCCTCAGGATATAGAAGGCCAAAAGCGACCTCCCCGAGGAACCCGGTCATCCGGCCCACGCCCCGCGTAAACGAACCGGGGGTGACCCCTAGTTTCTGACTGCGCTCAAAAGCTTGCTTAACATTCTCTGATGAGGGGGTGAACACGATGTACCGGCTCCCCCGCTTCTTTGTAAACTGGCGGGGTAGCTTTCGTTTCATCACCAGAGATGTTTACAGGCCCAGTGGCGCGCCGTGGTCTTATCCTTGGCGGTCTTGCAATTATGGCGCGATCGAAAGTTAGCGCGACGCTTGGGGTTCTTGTGTTTCGTAAAGTCGGAATAGTCCCGGTGCCCATAAGACACTTTTTTAACTTTATCCCCCTGTTTGCCCAACACGACAAACTTCTTCTTAGACCCTTTAGGGGCTCGTTTAGGTTTATTGATGCCGGGGAAGGTCTCACCCATATAAGATATTTTACCCGAAGGTAGACGTTTAAATCGTTGACGAGTCATGCCATCTTTTTCTTTTGCTTGTTCTTCCTTTTTTTCTCTACAAAGCCGTGGGCTTTTCGTTCTGCATCAGTGTACTCCGCGTCTTGTTTACCCCTAGCGTGTGCTTTACGCTTACGTGCGTTTGCAGCCGCTTTATCTGAAGAGGACAGCCTATCTCTCACGCGCTTTGGCCCATACCGACCCCTCTTGCTACGAGGTTTCTTTTTGTCCGACGCGTTGTAAAAGTCCCAATCTTCGTCGGTCCACTTCTTAAGGGACTTTTGCGGAGCTTTCATGCTCTAAGAGGTGTACCCTCCCCCCTTTTTCTTATACTCCGAAGCTAAGAACTGGGCTTTACGCGCCGACCACTGCCCGGGTTTACCACCTTTGGACCCGGCCATTATCTTTTTAAAGAGGGTCTTACGCATCCCGGGTTTATCGTAATTGCCCGCTTTGTTGACGGTAGACTTTTTCTTAGTAGCCACTGGATTTAGGGGGTTTGCTGTTCACTCTCCTTTCGACGGCGCTCTCGAAAGACTCAGTCTTATTAGAAGACTTTTTCTGGGCGGTTTTCTTTGTGGCTTTCTTTTTTGCCGAATGTCCGTAGCCTCTTTTCTTTAAAGACAAATGCTGCTCATATGTTTTAGCAGATACGGCTTCACCCGTTTTAGGGTGGTACATTTTGTGGGGTTTGAAGTCTTTTTTATTCATAGTGAAGTTATTGGGCCATACGTTGTTCAACTGCCTCTTCAAAAGAAGGGGTCTTTTTATTGGCCTCTGATAGAAGAGCCTTGGAGAGGTTTTCCATTCGGGGAGCTACCCCGCTTCCAGATTTAACTGCGTCCCGGTACTCATCGTGGTCTAGGAACTCTTTTGATGCCTTTTCAAACTCACCCTTGCGGATATGTTCAAGCGTCTTGGGAGAACCTGTTATACCCCCTCTGTAAAACGAAGATATAAGCTGACGTTGGGTGTTGGGCTGCATATCAAAGAACCCTTTACCAATCAAAGATACTACCTTGGGTAGGCGGTCAGATAACTCCGACTTAGCTAGTTTTATGGCCTCATCTCTACTTAAAGTCTTATTATAAAAAGGAGACTTCTTGTAAGCTGCATCAGAACCATCCCCAATAAGATGCCCCACACCAATAGTCCATTTGCCTTTGGTGTCCTTGTACGCTTCAGGTCGGAACCCCTCATACGCCAACAAAACCTCAAAGGCTTTGTCGATGTTTACTGGGGGTTTATTAGGGCTCGTTAAAGCCGTTTTCATCTTGGACATAGTATCAGGTTATTGTGGGTTAAATCGTTTTAAGAAGCGTTCCCACGCGGGGAAAAATATTTCATCCATGCAGCGTACGATGGCCTCTTCTTCATAGGCTTCACAAAACGCAAGGCCGGATATTCCTAGGGCCGCATGGATCATCTCATGCCGAATAGTCTCTAGTAGTTCTTTACCTTTGAGGGTCTTGTCTATTGTGATTAGTTTTCGCCTATGGGAATATATACCGTAACAGTCATCATCGCCCAGATCTCGGAATTTTATCCGAACGCGGATGCCTGCCATAGTTATGCTCTTGGGGATGTTCATCCATCAACAAACTTTGTTATGGCGCGGGCATAAACACCGGCCAGTTTACCTCGGTTATTATTTATCATCCGCCACTCCTCGACGTTTGTTCCAAAAAAGGGTTCTCCGATAACCGCATAACAATGTGTCTCACGTAAAAACGCGGACCCTCTCTGGCGAGACTGCCGTGGTTTTACTCCACGCGATGCCAAATCAGGATAGGCTTCATCCATCTCATCCTTCAGGACCGTGGCGAGTTTCAACCCACCTTTACTAGAGTGCCAATAAAGCCACTCATGGCCAGTCGCTGCGGGGCTGGCAGCATTGAAATGAAGCTCAATAGCTGCTTTTACCCCATCGCACTTCATCTTACGCGCTACATTGCGGATAGCAGAAGAGTAGGTGCTGAATTCATAGTTATCGTAAATCTTGTAATCCACATCGAGAGCATGACCAATCCTGCGGGCTAGGTCTCGGTTGAAGTCCCACTCACTCACTACATATTCACCAGAGCTGTAAGCTCCTTCATCACCTTTGCGGCTATGGCCGACACAAATACCAATCATTTTTTAACCAATCTGTATAAGGATGCAATTCCAACGGCGATTCCCACAATAAGAGATCCCACTCTTAGCCAGTACTCAAACTGTTCCTGCATACTGGTAACAAGCCCCAACATCGGGGCCGTCATTCCGACTAAAGAATCAACAACCTTGGAATAGTTAATCATTGTTCAAGTTTCTCAGGGGGTCACGGTTGTAGAGCTTGTTCATAAGCTGATCTACCTCTTGCTCTAGCTCTCCGATTTTAAGGTTCTGCCTCACATCGTCTGGCAAAGACCCACTTCCCCATTTTCCGGCAGGCCAATCACGAACGAAAATTGCATGTTTCTCGACGTCCTTCGCCAACATCTGGATCTGGAAGTCGTTATGGGCCACCTTGCTCTGCAAGTCACTCGCCCACCAGACGATGCCCGCCGCTTGAACAACGAGGCCGACACCGAGGGAGACTAGAAACTTCGTGTCCATCACTTATCTCCGATGATCACGGCGCGACGATAACTGTAGTCGCTGTGGAATTTGTGGTCTTTACGCCCAACTAGGACACCTTCTTTGAACTGGTAAGACTGCCCTTCAATCAGCGTCACTGTTGGCGGATCGTATAATGCGCTCGCGTTCGCGCTTGATGCGCTTTGCGACCCGCTCCATGAGCAACTTGCTATGAGGATCACCAATGGAAGCAAGGCCATCAAGCCTATCTTCGAGAGCGTCGAGATGTCGGTCTCTTTGCAGTCGCACGTATTCGACATAAGCCTGTAGAGCAGCAGTTAGAAGACGCAGGAAAGTCTTCACTTACTCTTCGCCTTGCCCACATTGAGGGCGAGCCAGCTAACGACGCCTGAGATTCTCTGGACCCATTTGTTGTCCGATTCGTTAGGGGTCATGGTGGCGACGAGTGAGGCCACCGCGATAACGCTGGCTGCGATTTGCAGAAGCTGTTCTGCGTTTTCAGTAATGTATTCGATCATTGAATTAGGGGGTGTTACATAATGTTAACCGTTCGGTTTCCATCGGCATTGAAAAAGATGGTTGGCTTAGCCGCGCCGCGATGAGCATCGAGTTGCTCTTCAAGGATCTGTTGGCAAACGGCCCAGTGAAAATTAGACCTTTCGAGATCCGCATTGGTCTCTGCGGTGGACCCGAGTAGCGCGTGTTTGATTGCGTTAAGACTGGAGATATAGATGGTATCTGTAGAAGATAAGAGCGTTTTGAACTTACGTTTCAGGAGAAGCCTAAGTTGGACAGTCTTGTCATTGTCATTTGAAATACGGTAACGGCGGTAACGGGTTACTTGATTGGCTTGTTGGAGGTCGTCAGCCGCTACGAGCGAAGTCGAAGACCCTTCTTCTTCCCAAGTTAGCTTAACAGGAGCAGACAGTTCATCAGTTCCTACACGAATCTCACTGATGCTGGTAATGCTCGTAGTGCTGGTTGTAAGGCTGGCCTGTCCCCCACAATTAAACCGACCTCCCATAGATACTGAATGATCTGCGGTTGGTGAGGAAATGCCCGTCCCATCAGAAAAAGTTACATGGACTTTTCCTGATGCGGGAATCGTTGAGGCGGGGCTGATCGGTTGCAGCTTTAAGGAATAAGTCTTACCCGCCACAGGCTCCTCGACGGTGGCTGAGTAGCCGTCGTCTACGATCCCATAAATAGCTAGCGTGTCGTTTTCATCATCCCTTCCAGAAAGTCGGTAATCATGGAACTGAGACCTAACAACCTGTGGCACAGAAAAATCAGTAGAACTTGAATCAAAATCAACGACTGCGTTGATGATGGATTCTGCAGAATCGGGGATTGTAAAGGAGCTTCCCGTTGTGGTTACAACGTGCTCATAGAGAAGGTCGCGCCACATCCCCATATTATAGAGACGGGGCAAAGCCAGATTAAGTTCTTTTCTAAATTGGGCGCTGGTGGCACCCCGAGACCCACACACATCAATGAGGGCATCTTCCACACCTTGGACAGTCAGTGTAGCCATACATAAACCTAGCAGACGGGGGGTTAAGGGTCAAGGTTCGGGCCACCGGGTTGCTTTCTAATTATAAGTGTTTAATATGGTGAAATGTCTACAAAGCTCATTGGCGCATTGGGGGCTCTGGGCTTGTTACTTCTAGCTTCTGCGCCAGCTCAAAATTCTGTAAAAACCCCCTTATTTGGGTTCCACACTGAATTGGTAGAAGCAAATACGGCTACACCGATCAGCGTCAATGTTACACAAACGAGGGACGGGATTCACAGTCAGACGATTGGTCAAACTTTTGGGCAATACAACGAGTCGGGGCTGCAAGAAGGTAACGCGGAAGAGCGGGAGGCTGACATTGTGTGGGTCAAAGAAGGGGGCAGGTGGCTCCAGTTTTATTTCAACAATGGCTGGAAAGCGGTGGGGTATCGGAACGCCGATATGTCGGGATACGCTATTCCGCATGACAGAGGGTTCTTTATTGAATCCCGTGCTGAGAACGACTGGCTGATTGCCTTCGGCGGGTATGTGCGGCAAGACCCTATGATCTACTATGTTACTCAAGGGTTCAACATATTGAATAGGGGGTTCCCTATCCCTATCCCTCTGCACAAATCAGGTATCGAAAAATCTCAAGGATTTGGGCCAGATGACATTGTGTGGCTCTACGATGAGGGGGGTAACTACAATAGATACTATTTTGACGGGTTAATGTGGAAAAAGATTGGCTCCAATGGGGACTATGGTGAGGTAGTCATCCCGTCCACACTTGTAATTCAGACAATGGGCAAAGGAGGTAGGGTGGTGTTATACCCACCCCAAGGGCTTCAAAAGTCCAAAACCCTGCCAAACAAAACACTGGTTCCCCCACCGCCAATGCCGCAAGTGGGTATGGCTTTTACTCAGAACGAGCGGGGGTGGGGCACCACTGAGTTGTTCCAGATTTCATGGAACG